AAAGTTCTTTCTCATTACGCTAACGGTACGCCAAAATGTGCGTGTTGTGGCGAATCTCATATTCAATTTTTAGGGATAGACCATATAGACGGTAATGGTGGAAAACATAAAGCTACAATAAAAAGACCCGGTAATCAATTCTATAGTTGGTTAAAGAAGAATAATTTTCCAAGTGGCTTTCGGGTTTTATGTCATAATTGTAATCTATCTTTAGGATTCTACGGTTTTTGTCCCCACCAACAAAGGTGATGTGGCTACAAGCGGTAGCGAACGCTTAAAAGCTCTCGCAAGCTTTTAATACACGGTGGCACAATCCGCTCAGCGAACGCTATTTAGACGACTTGCCGATAGTGTAACTTTTAGACAACGAGCAGGTATTCAACAACTAAATCAAACGCCGAGTAGCGACCAAGACGTTCTCGCGCGAATCGTTGGCGACCAAGTTACTGCTTCTATAAAGCGAGATATTCCCGCGTATCTAAAAGCATTTGCCGAACTACCGTGGTTACGAACCTCGGTGACAAAGGTAGCTAATTCTATTGCTCAGAACGATTGGGACATTCGTTTTGTTCGACGCGAGCCGAGCAAAACCGGCGGCATGGACGTCATAGAAGAAGAGCCACAGAACGTTATCCCGCTTCAAGATTTTATTAATAATCCTAATTCTAATTTTAGCTTTCAACAGCTTATTTGGCTTACGCAGGTCTATTTAGAACTCGTTGGCGAAGCGTTTTGGTGGATGGTGCCAATACAGAGCGTAGTACAAGCGTATCCTATCTCGCCCGGTAAAGTAGTTAGAACACCGACCGCTGATGAGGCGTTTTTTACTATTTCGGGGCCGAAGGGCGAATTTAGAATCGATATGGATGAGATGATATGGTTCGCTCATCTAGACCCGGCCGACCCGTATTCTCGAGGCGTAGGTTTAGCACAATCACTTTCTCACGACCTCGACACTGACGACGCTGCTTCTCGTTATGTATTAAGCTACTTTAATAATCAAGCTCGGCCACCACTGCTCATTTATGGGGAAGGGCTTAACGCAGAACGGGTGAGACAGCTCGAAGACGATTGGAACTTACAGCATCAGGGCTTTTGGAACGCTGGTAAAGTTCGGTTCTTAAGTCGAAAAGTCGAGATTAAAGAACTAAGTCAAAAGTTCGAAGGCGCGGATATTGTAAATCTACGACAGCATCAAAGAGACGTCGTAGCTTCAGTTATTGGCGTACCGCCTGAGATACTTGGTATTCTTCAGTCGTCGAATCGAGCAACTATAGATGCAGCCGACCTTTTCTTTTCTCGTTACACGCTTCGACCCCGACTTGACTTTTTACAAGAAGTTCTTAATAAACAATTAATCCCCCGGTTTGACGACACTGGCGAATTAGTAATGCTCTACGTTAATCCGGTGCAAAAGGATAAAGACATAATTCTAAAAGCGGCTCGATTTATGCCGAGTGCGCTTATGATTGACGAATGGCGAGCATTAATGGAATACGACCCGTTACCCGATGGAGATGGTGAATGTTTCGTTGTACCAATTAACGTGCAGGTTCTCTCTAGTCTAAAGAAAGGCATTGTGCAGGTTCCGGCCGTCGCGCCACCACCGCAAGCCGGTAAAGAGGCATATGGTGAGACTCAAACGCCGTTCGGAAAGATTCGCGGTAAGAAGACGAAGCGACTCCGCGATTTAGAACGATACACACGACGACCGAGGAAACAATAATGCCTACAAAATTGCCAATTATCACCTTAATGCCGCCCGACCACTGCGCTAACTGTAAAACGTCGTGGTTTAACGACGACGGTTCATCAAAACGATTTACATTATTTGGAACTCCCGAACATCTAAAGTGGCTCTGTAATCCGTGTTTTATAAAGCTTGCAACGCTCGAGAAAGAAGAGCAGAACAAGTTAATCGACGTGAAGTTGCTGCCTAACGATAATACCTAACGGCGGTGGAATTATGGAAGACTTAAAGAGGGACGTTAAGGCCGTTAAAACCGAACTTGACGCGGAACTTAAGAAAATTAATGAGTTTAGTTCCAAGTTAGAAAAAAGTACCTCACTTATCGAAAGCATACGCGACGAACAAAAGCACGTTTCGCTTGTGCATAAAGAAGAATTAGGCGCCATGGAAAACTGCGTGAAACAGTGTCAAATAAGCCTCGGTCAGCACGACGAGCGTCTTAAAGCGTACGAGGCAAACAGTATTCGACAAAACGGCATTCTTAATAAGCTCGACGAAAAAATCGACGAGTTGGGTACGGATATTCACGGCATTGTAACAAAAGTCGACGCTATGGATTTAAACATAGCAAACCGGATGAACTCGATTGAGCGAAATGGCATAAAGCGAGAAAGCGCGACCGAAAAAGCAAGACTCGCCAGCGATGCAGCAACGAGAATAGCAACCACGGAAGACATAGGCGAACTGCGTGCGGAGTTTATAAAACAAAACGCCGTAGAAACAAGCGCACTTCACTGGAAGATTATAGGCGCGCTTTCGTCACTTGCGTTCCTGTTTATTCTTGTATTTATTTCATATTCATTTCACGTATTTGGTGGATTACCCTAGCCACAACGGGGGTATGAATGATGTTAATTCATTTATTAGAGAAAAACGGCATCTCGCTAGAGCATAAGACTGACGATAAGAGGTAGGACATGAGCGATAGACGCGCGTATTATGTAGAATACTGGCAACTTAATAAAGAGAGAATACACGCGCGACAAAGAAGGTATCGTCAAGAAAACGCTGATAAGATACGAGAGCGAAACCGCGCGTATTATAATACTCATCCCGAAGTTTGCCATGCGATACTAAAGCGCGCTAATCATAAACGCAGAGTGAATAAAGCAGGCAATGGCGGTTCGTTTACATTCGACGAAGAAATGGAACTCTTCGCTTGGCAGCGCGGCGATTGTCATTACTGTGGTGAATTTTTGTACGTGGCTATGCCATATCACGTCGACCACAAAATCCCGATTTCTCGTGGTGGGTCGAATAATATTGATAATATTGCGTTAACGTGTCCGTCTTGTAACCGTAGACAACATGCGAAGACGGAATTAGAATTTTTACAGGAGCTGGCTACATGACACTTACAAAAGACGTGATTCAAGGCACGCCGCGTTTTAAGACGCTAAAACTATCGGAGGTTAAAGACGTTTCGACACCTAGTGCGATGCGTCTCGCTTTTACGATTAGTAACGAAGAGATAGACCGCGATGGCGATAGTTTAGACGCAAAAGGCTGGACGCTCGGGAACTATGTTAAAAACCCCGTCGTTATGTGGGCGCATCAGTACGATAAGTTGCCCGTTGGTAAAGCTATAAAAACTTGGGTAGATGTAGACGCGCTTAAATCCGTTGTTGAATTTACACCAGATGAACTTTATTTAGACGAGAAAGGTAACGACACCTATAAAGGAATACGTGGTTCAACGTGTTTTAATTTTTATAAAAATGGATTCTTAAACGCCGTTTCTGCCGGTTTTTACCCAATAGATTGGGAAGCAATGAAAAAACAAGACGACGGAGCGAATAGCATGATAGGCGGTACGCACTTTATGAAGCAAGATTTAATTGAATACTCTTGCGTACCTGTGCCGTCGAATCCCGGAGCGCTGCAAATAGGCGCGAGCGCGAAGGACGTTACGAATAATGAACTTAAATCAATGAGAGCAGAGGTCAAGAAATGGGCCGAATATGCCCTTAAAAATTGTTCATGTCCTAACGAAAAAGCGTTAGGAGTTTCAGATGAGGCCGCAGGTGGCGCACTTGTGCCTGAAGGCGGCGACACTAATAATAAAGGAGATGTCAAAATGCGAAAAGGAGCGATAAGTTATAAAGACGCTCACCCAAACGGCACGCCACTCTCTGCTAAAGACGCCACGTGGAACGCTAATTTAGAACGCTCTAAGGCTACTAAGGCGGAGCACTTCAAGGCGATGCACGCAGGATTTACCGGCGATGACGAGTCGACTAAAGATGGTTATCAATATGCACATCACACAGGCGACGCGCCTCACGAAGTTAATCTAAAAGCGGTTAAGCGAATCGGTAAAGCCGTCGCTGCACAGCTACTCGTCACACCAGAACAGGACGACGAGGGACATATGAAACAAGCCGCTACACAAGAAGGCGACGTTGACCATCTAGGTTTTACGCAAAATGATAATCAGATTATTCTCGACCATATGAATCAACATATGAGCGAGTTTAAAGAAAACATACCGTGGGATACAAGTACTAACGGTCAATCCGGCTCTGCTAAGCAAAAGGAAGTTGAATCTAAAGAAGATGCCGTAGAATCTAAAGACGTCGAAGACGAAACTAAAGACGTCGAAGAGGCTACGAAAGAAGTCGACGAGAAAGCTCTAGCAGCTAACGAAGACGCGTGCGGCGAGTGCAAGAACTTCAAAGACGGGCAGTGCAATCAAGATGAAACTCCCGACTCGTGCGATAACGCAAACGAAGATGAAGAGCCGCCTAAAGACGAAGAGAAGCACGAGAAGAAGGAAGTAGAGGGTACGACGACTAAGGGTGCAATTCCTTATATGAAAACACCACTAGCCAGTGAAGACGCCGCGTGGGACGGCCCCGGTCAAATCGCAGCAGCCGAACCTGATGATTTAAAGATTATGTGTACGTGGGTCGACCCTGATGGTGACCCCGACGCGAAGAGTAGTTACAAGCTTCCGCATCACCAATCAAGCGGCCAGCACTCGTGCGTATTAAACGGCGTGCGTGGTTGCGGTGGAGCAATACAAGGAGCACGTAGTCCGCTTAAAGTTCCTGCTGGCGATATTGCGGCTATTAAATCACATCTCGAGAAGCACTACCACGATTTCGGCGATAGCGCACCGTGGGAGTCCGACGACGAGAAAGAAGCGACTAAACTATTCGAAAAAATGATGGATATTACGACGACGAAGGCAGGTAGACGAATCTCTAAGAGTACCGGAGAAGCACTTAATGAGGCTCTCGGTAAATTTAGCGAAGGATTCGGGCATCACGAAGCCGGTATGAAAGCACACGAGTCAGTCACAAAAGCGCACGCGAAAGCGGCAACAGCTCACGATGAGGCTATAAAGTGCTATAAAGCTGGTTTTGATGCAGTTAAATCGGTTCTCGATAAGGAAGAGGGCGGTGACGACGAACAGAACACCGAACCCGAAGACCAAGAGCCGGTAACACCCGGACAAGAACCGATTACACCCGGACAACCGACCGCAAAGAAACTCGAAGACGTCGAAGAAGTCTACATCGTCGACGTGAATGAGCTTGGTGAGATGTTAAAAGACACCGTAACCGAGCTTAAAAAGCAATTAGATTTGTAGGCTGCGCCTGTTCGTAACTTAAAATAGCGCAGCTTAAAGATGGAGATATATCTATGGAAGAAGCACATATGACGCGCAATGATATTAGCGCGTTGATTAAGGAGATGCTTGCTCCCGTTATGGAAGATGTTAAGAAAGGCGCGGCAATCCGCGACAATCTTAACGTTCGTTCACAACTTGGAGGCGAGCAAACCTCTACGAAAACCGCTGCTTCAGCTCAGATGGGAAATACGGTTAGCGGATTCATTAAAGCTCTCGTTATGGCTGAGAAGAACCGTGAAAGCCCACTTAACTTCGCAACTAGAGTCTTCGGCGATAAAGCCGAAGTTACAAAGGCTCTTAGTGCGAATCAAGATGTTAGTGGTGGGTTTTTGGTTCCAGAAGTCCTATCGACTGAGATTATTGAATTCCTAAGACCCGCCTCTGTTATGCGTTCTATGGGCGCTCGAGTGCTACCCCTCAACAACCTTCAGATGAGTATTCCGAAGGTGACGGGTGGTGCCAATGCAACCTATGTTGGTGAGAATATTAACATTCAAGCCACGGAACAGAGCTTTGGTCAAATAACACTTGCAGCTAAGAAACTAGCCGCACTTGTCCCAATCTCAAACGAGCTTTTGCAGGTAAACACAATCGCTGCCGACCAAATCGTACGAGAAGACCTCGTTAAAGCGATGGCGCAGCGCGAAGACCAAGCCTTTATGCGCGGTGACGGCACCGTGAATACCCCGAAGGGTCTCCTTAACTGGATTAGCCCGACGAACGTATTCGCAGCCACGCAACCCGCAGCACAGACTGGTACGCCTACGTATTCTAACCTTCAGAGTGTCACGAATGACCTCGCGACGTGCATCCTCAAATTGCGCCAAGCCAACATTCCAATGACAAACTGCGGTTGGATATTCGCACCTCAGATTGAGTATTACCTTATGACCATAAGGGATTCGCTCGGTAACTACGCTTTCCAGCCCGAAATGGCGACAGGCAAGTTGCTTAGATTCCCCTACGCTGTCACGACTCAGATTCCGACTAACCTAACTGATTCAACTACAGGTAGTCCGGTTTCTAACTGTTCAGAAATCTACTTTGTGAACTTCGATGACGCGTTCATTGGCGACTCGATGCAGGTTCGAATAGACGTTAGCAATACGGCGGCTTATTACGATGGAATGAACGTCGTAGCAACCTTCTCGGAAGACCAGACGGTTATTCGAGCGGTTAGTATGCACGATTTCGCAATGCGATACGACCTCGCTGGCGCTGTTATGAAGTCAGTTAAAGGTTGGGGCGCTGCATAAAGGAGTGAGGAAAAATGAGATATTACGATATTTCAGGTAGAGTACAGGTTGTTAACCTCGCTCACGCAGTAACGGTTACGCCCGGCGCGTCTCCCGCTACAACGCACATCGACCCCGGAGATACAAACTGTCTCTTCATCGACCGAACTGGCTACTACTCGTATATTCTACAAGTAGTGCTAAAGGGTGCGATGACGGCCACGAACACCACATCTCTAGCTGTTAAAATGCAGTCTTCGACCGATGGAACTTCGTTCACGAGTCCTACGGACTTCACGAGCGTTACCTCAACCGACGCGGACTATAAACAGCTCTACTTTAACGCAACCGGTTCGACAGCCGCATATAACGCGGTTCCTGCGGGATTCCAAGACCAGCCGTATGTGTTTACGTCGCCTACAGGCGCGTCCGCAACGGCTACCGTTCTCGACGCCCGAATCTTTGGGTCACTTCGAGACGCTAACGTTATTGGAAAGTATATCGCGCCTTATGTGACTTTCGTTAATACGAAGGTTGCTGGAAACGCGGATACTACGCTTACCGCAGACGTTAACATACTGCTTGGCGCTGGCGACTCAATGCCCGTTATAAGTGGCGGTACGATGGGCGGAACTAAGCCCTACTACTCCGCAGGGCAGTAAGCGAGAAAATGAGAGAAATACAATTCGTGCAAGTAGTACCACCGTATAACATAGGTGAAATAGCGTCCTTTTCCGAAGAGGAAGCACATAGACTCGTCTTAAGCGGCGTAGCTCGATACGTCGAGCATAAACGCCCCGAGCCTAAAGTTTCTAAAATGGTAGAGACGCCGCCGAAAGATAAGATGGTTCGAAGCGCGAATGTAAAGAAAAAGTGAGAGAAAACTCTCTCACCCTCCCTTTTTTAAAAGGAGGCGAAAATGACAAAAACATTAGTTTCTGCTGATTCGGCTGGTTGTCTTTACGTAGACTATACGTGTGCGTTTAAAACCGCTGATATTGCAAGTAAGGCAGTTACCACGGCCTTAATTAATGACCAAGCCGTTACAGCAGCACAAATAGCAAACGGCACGATTACCACAACGCAGGTATCCGCAACAGCAGGTATTCTCGGTTCTCAATTAGGCGCTGGAACGATTCATCAAGTGAAAGGAACCGTAACGTGGAACGGTGGCGCTACACAGGCAATAGCGACACTTCCCGCAGGCGCGATTCTACTTCAAGCAATTTCTGTTTGTACTACGGCTTTCGATGGCTCAGGCCCAGCGGTAACGATTGGTTATACAGGCAATCAAACTAAAATAATTACCGCTTCGACATTAACGCTTAACGCTGTAACTGGCGAAGTTGCATCTTCATTAGGTGCAGACCTCTACGACGCGACGGCTATGAAACGTGTAAAGTTTTACGCAGCTCAGACGGTAGTTAACGGCTATCTTACCGCAGGCGGTAGCGCAACAGTCGGTTCGCTTGACGTTTATCTAATCTACGTTCAAACCGCTTAAGGAGGTTCAAGAAGATGAGCTTCCCAAAGAACCCACGCGTCGGTATAGATACTGAAGGCGATATGAGTGGTGCTGCGTGGAACGCGGCTGCTACCGCTAAAATCGAATGGGCTGATTTGTTTAACAGCCTAATGACGACCGATTCTAATTCGAATCCTGCACTTAACACGAAAGTCGCCGTAACTGTTGATACCGTTAGTTTAGAAGGCGTAAGCGCTGTAAATGACACAATTCCCGTTACAATAGTTGCACCGACGACCAATGTCGATGGCGCAATTACTGAGTCTGATATGCTCGCACATCGCTTCGAGACTCTTTCAACGCCGTGCGGGGCGCGGATTAGAGTAGTCGCTGACGCGGGTAACGGCGTTTCCGGTGTTTTAATCGGTAACACGAACACACCACACTTCCCACTATATGCGGGTCTTTCAATCGACCTCGCGTGCTCGGATTTACATAATCTCTACTACCAGTTTCAACACGCAGGCGATAAGATTTACTACATAACAACGGCCTGAGAGTGAGATAATGAAGCGCTCTATTAACGTGATAACGCCGCCACAAGACGAGAGTGGTAATCCGGTTTATCCCGTCACGTATGACCAAGCGTGCGTCTTTCTTCACGTCGACCCATCTAACCCGACGGCGCAACAGGACTTAATAAACGGTTGCATAGCTGCGGCTACGGGAATGGTCGAGAAATACATAGGTAGAGCGCTCTTAACGCAAACGCTTCAAATGGAGTTTATGCCGAATCCACCCGAGATTCTACCGTTTAGACTTCATTTATTTAGAGCTGCACCATTACAGAATGTTTTAAACGTAACCGCTTACGACCAAGAAGGCGTCGCGCACGTGCAAAATTCAGATGTTTACCACGTCGACACGATGACAATTCCCGGAAGACTTCAGCTTCTTATGGGTTTTTGGTGGGATTACTACGTTTTTGGCTATTATACAGTCGAATACGTAGCTGGATTCGGCGATGACCCAAGCGCAGTTCCACCGGAGATTAAACAAGCGATATTAGCACAGACCTCTCAAATTTATCAATCTGCGGAAGATTTCGATTATGCAATGGCACCACAAGCCGAGGTTCTATTACAGGATTGGAAACTAGACGAATTCGACTACACCGACAGCTCAGCCGTGAAGTGGAGTCCGTTCGGCACGGCCTCGCTTGGCTACGGGTATCGATGACGAAAATAAAAGGGGAGTCGCTTAGCTTAAAAGCGCGCTTAGCGAAGAAATTCCCGAACGGGTTTCGAAAGAAGAAGAAGGCTAGAAAATGACGATAACCGACATCAGGTTTGACCCGTCACCAGCGCCAACTAAACGAAACCCGCGAAACACCCTTTATCAGTTACGTAGAAAAATCGTCTTTCAGCGCTATAATGGTCTAAAAACCGGCGATGAACTCCACGGTCACCCGTATAACGACTATCAAGATTATCTAGTAGGTATAGATGGCACCGGCATAGACGCGGACATTCAGACGCCCAACCCAAGCGACGTAATAATAGCCGGTCAAATGCAAGAGATTCTTACTCATTCGATTCTTGTGCGTTACGACCCTCGAATAGACCCGCGAATGATTATTAAATATACAAATCAGGACACCGGCGTATCGAGGTACTGGTATATCGTAACGCTTACGAATCCCGACTTTGAGTGGCATTATTGGAGAATCGGCGCGGTAGAAATCGTAGAATTCGACGACGAGGGAATATAATGGTAGGCGCAGGTTGTGATGTCACAGGCATATCGGCAGTCGTCGCACGATTCGGCGACCTTCAAGCGACAGGCACATCAACCGCGTTAGTAGCCGCGATAAACGCAGGTTTAGCAATCGTAGAAACGTCGGCTAAGGTGAAGGTTCATTCAAAGAGCGGTCAGCTTAAAATTAGTATTCACACGATACCGGCAACACCCGGCAATTTAGAAGGGCGTGTCGTCACCGGAAAGACATACGGGTGGTATGTAGAGAAAGGAACGAAACCACACATCATTGTTCCGGTAAACAAGTTAGCGTTACACTTTGAATGGGAAGCGTACGGCGCGGAAGTGTTCACAAAGCAGGTTAATCATCCGGGTTCTCAGGCGTATCCGTTTCTACAACCTGCGTTAGAAGAGAACGTAGAAGACATAAAAGCTTCCGTTATGCTCGCGCTTCAAATGGAATTTATGAAGAATGGTCTTTCACTATGAGCAGCTCAGGAATTCTAGTTAAACGCCACGCAGGCTATGATTTGCGCTTATTACTCGTAAACGTACTCATGAACGACCCGACGCTCACAACGGCAACATACGAAGACGAGCACGGTAATAACATTAAAGTTAGAATTTACGACACCGTACCACCGGGCGTAAAGAAACCATATATTGCTATCGGTAAAGCGGCGATTAACATTGATGAGCGTCAGACGAAAGACCTCTTCATTGATAAATATCTCGTCGAGATTGACATATTCACGCACTACGGCGGGAAAAAACAGGTTTCCGAGATAATGAATGATGTTATTTTTGCGCTATCGTCGGCGTGGGCGAGTGACCCTCAACAGCTACAATTCCCCGAAGAGAGCCCCTTCTTAATCGGAACATTTGAAATCGGTGTGCGCGGCGAGGACGTTAGCGTATGGGGCGCGAAAGAAGCAGAACACGACGTCCTAACGTGCAACGTACAGGTCGCGCAGGTACTATAAAATTAATCGAGGTTATGATGGAAGAAAAGAAGAACGAAATTAAAGAACAGGTCGTGCTTGCGGCCGCAGAAAAGGCAACGGTCGAGGCAATACCAGTAGAGTCTAAAAACGTGTCTTCCACAGTGCGCGACTTAGCGAAGACTCTACGTGATAGATTAACAGGTGTTAATATCATCGTTAACCCGTCGGAGAAAAAGTATCCCTACGTAGAAATCGGAGACGACTTCGGCGAGTGTGAGTTATCATTTGAAAAAGTAGCAAATACGCAGGTAAGGCTGCATTGCTACGTAGAAAAAGGATATGATAGCGAACGCCGCGCAAGAGCGTTCTCTCAGCGCGTGCTTAAAGTAGTGGCTGATGAGTATCGTCTCGGCGCTACGCGCGTTAAAACAACTTTTTCACAACATACTGAACATAGCGAAGGTGGCGCGCGATACGTGACGTTATGCCTCACCGTCATGCGAGCCCCGAACGCTTAGAATTTAAAATAAATTATAGGAGATTAGAAGATGACTATTAGTAAAAGCACTGCGTCCGGTTTTCTAAATGGGCGTTTTACTCGATTCTTCGTCGATACGAGCGGTTCAAATACCGGCGTGCCGTCGTGGACAATAGTCGGCGGTGAGTTGACCGGCAAGTGGACAATCGACCCACAGCTCGAGGATTATACAACCAAAGACGCAGACGCAATCGTTTACTACCCAACCCGATATAAGTGGAACGGCAGTTTTGATACAAATTATCTAGACGACGACACTGGTCAAGAGATGTGCCGAGACGTTATTCTCTCGGTAGGGCAGTCCGCACCAATCGGTAAAGCACCCGGCCCAGTTGTAAGAGTTGGTTGGAGAATTCAAGAGGATATACAGGGCGTTACGCCTTCGACGCAAGCACATATGGTCGGACTCGTAGCGCTGAAAGTCGATTACCAGATGGACGACGCTAAGATGGGTAAAATGACGATTACCTTCACCGGCAGCGGCGCAATCGACCTCGCGACAGACCCGGGTACATAATCTGGTGGTGAAGAAGCGTGACTGTAACATATACAAACAACTCAGTTCAAGCGATTAACACGACGTGGAACTCAGACGCGACGCTCGTGGGGCTTACACCAACACTAACAAACGCGTGCCACACCGGCGGCAGCGCGGGTGATAGCTTCACTAACACAGGTCGCGAGTTTATCTATATCACGAATGGCGCGTCTTCAGAAGCGCTTACCGTGACGGTAAACGACCAATCGGCCTGCGACCACGGATTCGACCACAATGTTATCGCAAACATCGCACCGAACACGGGGCGGATGCTCGGCCCATTCCCGGTTAACTGGTTTACGGCTACAGCGTTAGTCACGTATACCGGCGATGTAACGGGAACCCCTGAAATAAGCGTAATACAACTACCGCAAACCTCACCATTCCCCGAGTGAGCTAAAACGAAGCGCGCACGAGTGACAGAAAGTGTCTCGATGAGTGCGCGTGAGTCTTTCTTGTTACCCAATAGGAGGTACAAAAAGAAAATGAAGTTAAAGAATCCGCAACGCGGCTTTATCGAATTAGACATAGATAAAGATAGAGAGTTTCTAGACTTACCAGAAGACGAACCGATATATCTAAAATACACTTATAATGCAATCTCATTAGCTGACCGTCAGTTAAAGAAAGCAAGCGGCGCTAGTATGATGCTACTCTTAACTAATCCGAGGTCGATAACGACCGACGACTTACGAATCCTACTCGCTGAAGGGTTACGGCATCAATTTCCGGGTATCTCTATCGACGTATGTGGCGATATTCTCGAGCACGAGAAATTCTTTAAGATACTCCCGAAGATTATCGAGGCCGCTAGTATCATTATGGAAGAGTGGTTCGATGGCGACGCAGCAGCGGATATTAAAAATATGCGCGTGCGTGCAGTTGCCGTAAGTGGTAAGGAAGACCCCGCTGAAGCGGTGGGGGAACCAAAAAACTAGAATACGACTTTAAAGCGCTACTAAAGATAGCTACGGGGCCGCTAAACCTAACTCCCGAGCAGTTTTGGGAGTTATGCCCGTTTGAGTTTCAGCTACTCTATGATGGCTACGAGTTTCGAAGAAGAGAAACCGAATATCGTACCGCGTGGGCGTTAGCGAACGTACTCAATGCGTGGAAAGGTAAAGACGATAAGGCGATAAAAGTCTCTACGTTGCTACCGTGGGCGAAAGAAGACGAATTAGAGCGCGAAGAAAACTTAGACCGTGAGGAAATAAAGCGTCGTAAGAAATCGCTTAAATCACGTAAATCTAGTAAACCTCGAGATTTACCTAAACAAAAAAGCATCGACGAATTAGTTGATACATATCTCATAACGGCCGGTAAGAAAAAGGAAGACCTAACACCGGAAGAACTCGCAGAAATTCGCGTGAATGCGATAAATCAATCAGTCGCGAATGAAGTAGACGCGCCGGGTCTTAGACTCTTTAGAAAAGCGCCGAAGGAATGGTGTAACTTTCCCGATTAGGTGAAACGTGGTAAAGAAAGCTAAAGCGGTAAAACACGCCAAAGCACACGCTAAAGCACACGCAACCGCGAGTAAAACCGCTAAAGCACATCATAAGACTACGGAAGCGGCACACCACAAAACCACAACGAAAACACACCATAAGACGACCGTAGAAGCACACCCACAAACAAAGACAAAAGCGAGCCATCTATCAAAAAAATCGGGAGACACATCGACGAAACCGACGCTTCACGTTAAAATAAAGGTACAGAAACAGAAGAAACGCGCACCGACGAGCTTCGTCGCGAAAACAACGGCGCAAGCACGGCACATAGCTAAGTTTTAAAGAAAGGTAAACATGGCAAGTCTCGGCGAATTGATGGTCATTATCACCGGCAACGCTGATGGTTTAAAGGCCGCGTTAGCCGAAGGTAGCGAGTCGACAGAAGCGTTCGGCGGCGAAATGGACGCGGCTGGCGCTAGTGCAACTGGTTTCGCTGCGGGTACTGGTGAAGCAGAAGCGTCGGCAACTGGTATGGCTGCCGGTATGGATGATGCGACCGCGAGTGCAGGAGAGCTAGAAGGTGGTTTAGGCGACGCTGCGGTAGCTGGTGGCGCTGCTGCTGGCGGATTAAAAGACACAGAAGCGGCAGCTACCGACGCGAAAGCGGGAATGAGCGACGCAGCTACCGAAGCTGGTGGCCTAGGTAGTGCGCTTACAAGCGCGGGTACGTTAGGTGCAGCAGGTATAGGTATCGCCACCGTTGCCGTTGCGGCGTTCGCTATTAAGTCCGGTGAAACCGTTGATAATGCTTATTCTCAGATGGGAAAAGCAACTGGCTTACAGGGTACTCAACTTCAATCACTTGAGACGCAGTGGGGTAACGTTTATGCGAACGTTCCTGCAAGCGCGAGCACCGTAGCGACGGTTATTGATAAAGTAAATAACTCGCTTGGATTACAGGGTGACGCGTTAGGAAAAGCAACGCAAGATATTATTGATTATAGTATTGCGACCGGAACCGACGCCACTAGCGATACCGACTCTTTTACGACCGGCTTAACAGAAGCGAATCGTGGGCTCCAAGCGATGCACGAGCCCCTTATGACGACCGCGCAGTTATCTGATATGTCTACCGTAGCGTTTCAGAAGACCGGAAAGGGAATCCAAGATTGGGGGCCGGCGTTCGATAAAGCTACCGCGTCGATGACTGCGATGGGAATGTCTATTCCTCAGCAAGTCGCGGCTCTTTCTGCGTTCTCACAAGCTGGAATACCCGCTAGACAGTTAACTTCTTTATTACAGGGAATCGGCCCCGCCGCCGATAAAGCGGGAGAGAGTCAACAGGCGTTTTGGCAACACTTACTCGAAGATGGAAAGACGGGTGTTTATACTCAAGATGAGCTTAAGCTTCTCGGCAAGAACCAAGATAACTTCACCGCAGCGGTTAAGTCGGGGACTATCACTAATCAGGCGTATATAAGCTCTCTTCAGAATAGCGGTGGTGCGACTGAAAAAGCCGCCGAATCAAACGAGACGTTTGGCGAAGCGTTAACCGAGCTTGAAAATAAGTTAACATTAGCGTTTGCCCCGCTTGGGACTACTATACTTACCATATTAAAGAACTTCATCGTCGCGTTAACGCCGGTAATTAGTTTTATTGGTCTTTTAGCGAAAGGCTTCGCGGCTCTACCTATGCCAATACAAGCGGGTATGCTCGCTATAGGGCTTATAGCCGGTGGTGTCGCTGCTGCCGGACTCGCGCTTAAAATGTTTAATATTAATATTGGAGATATTATTACGAGCATCACGAAGCTAAAAGGTGCAGGTCTTAGCGATATAACTAATCAACTTAAAGAATTTGTTGGTTTAGGTGGTAGTGGTGCGGCTAAAGGCGTAGAGGCCGAAGCAGAGAGCGCCGTTGGCAGTGCAAGCTCGAAAAGACCGTGTCCGATAGACCCCGCGTGTTTTGATAAGTGTACTCAGAACGCGAAAGGCACGACGAGCGAACTAGAGAATATGCAGAATAAGGGGCAGGGCTTCGATAATCTTCTTCAAGACGCTACAGGAAAAACGTCGAATCTCGGTGATGTTATAGGTGACGCGTCTGGAGAAACGGGAGAGCTTGCCGCCGGTGCAGGTGACGTTGGCGAAGGATTAGCCGCCGCCGGTGAAGGTGGGGGGATTCTAAGCGGTATAATGGGTGCTCTTCCGGGGCCGCTCGCGGGAATTCTCGGTAGCGTAGGCGGAATAGGTGAAGGACTACTTGGTGGTGCCGGTGCGGCAGGGGGACTAACGGGTGGCTTAGGTGCTGCTGTAGCAGCGTCAGGGCCGTTAATACCAATAACCGGCGCTGTAGCTCTTGGTTTAGGTACAATGGCCGCTACGTCTGGAACGTTTAGAGGTATGCTCGGCGGTGCGGCTACTGCTGCTGGCGGCGTTATGACTCAAGTGCAGGGCATAGCTGGCGCGCTGATGAGCGGTAACTTCTCACAAGCAGGTCAATTACTTCAACAGGGATTTCAAGGCGCGATAGACTCACTTAAGAACTTCGATTTCGGTGAGTGGGCCGCGCAGATGATTCAGTCGATTAAAGAATCCGTTGGTAATATCGGCGGAATGATTCTTAACGGGCTTTCTAGCTTATCTAACATAGCCGATACGATAATGAACTGGCTAAACGGCATTGATTGGAACAGCGTCGTAGATGGTCTTGTAAAAGCAATCACCGGCTTATTCGGCGGTGGTGGCGGTGGCGGTGGCAAGTCTGCTACGACTTCAGTAAGTACCGGAATGAATAAATCACTCGTAGACGGCGCGACACAAGCAGCGCCTACGGTTTTAATGAAACTCGTGGGGGCGTTGGGGGGTCTCGCTGTTGCGTTATTATCGATATTCCCGAAGATAGCGATGGCACTTGGTCAGGCGATTCTTAATTATTTAGTAACGCTCGATTGGGGAAGCATCGCGAATCAGCTATGGAGTGCGATACAGGGGGCTTTAGGAACGTTAGGCACGTGGGTGTGGGGTTTGCTCGTGCAGGTTCCGGGTCTTCTATGGCAGGGATTCACTTCAGCTCTAGGAACGTTAGGCACGTGGTTATGGGGACTGCTTACACCGATTCCGGGCGAATTATGGAACGCTTTCGTTAGCGCTATTGGAACGTTTGGAACATGGTTATGGGGTCTACTTTCACCGATTCCGGGTGAGTTATGGAATTCGGTAACGACACAGAACTGGGGACAGATAGGGCAAAACATTCTAACAGGCGTTGTAAGTATCGGTGGTAGCGTTTTAAGCGCCATTACGGGTCAAGATTGGGGGCAGATAGGGCAGAATATCCTAAACGGCATCACGAGTTTAGGTGGACAGATGGGAAGCGCAATATCTGGTGCCGTAACGAGCGCGCTTTCGGGCGCGAATATCACGTTTACTATCCCGATTATTAATAAAACAGTCTCGTTTAACTTAGCCGAGGGTGCGTATATCGCAGCCCGTTCGGGCGGCGTTTTAGCGGTTATCGGTGAAGGTGGCGAAGATGAATACGTTATTCCCGCTTCGAAGATGGGCGACCCGACGGCTATATCGGGTCTACCGAGATTAGCAGGCGGAGCGCTAGTCACTGGGAGCGTTGGTAACACGAACGTTTCAAACGTTATGAGATTAAGCGCGGCTACACCGAGCACGAGCGCACAACAGAGCGGTGGCGATATGCACATTCATTTCGATGG